CGATATGGGCACTCAGCACCCGGAGAAAAAATCATGGCAAACGCTGAAAATGCAAAGATTCAATACGAGGGCGGTCAGAGCCAGTCACCACTGGGCGCTCTGTCTGACTCTGGCGACGCAACCACATTCGAATCAGGCGCGGAACTCTGGTCCCGGCGCAGCGGATTCGAGCCGGTGGTTCGTCCTGACGGCCTGATTACGGGCGGCACGATTTCCGCCGCTGTTTCAGGAACCAACAATCTGGTTGACGTATCTGCGCTGACCGCTTACGTCGAAGGCGTGTCGGTATCGGCCTCTGCTGAAACTGACCTGACCTGCGCCCGGGGCATCACTGATCCGTTCCTGATCTACTCCATCACCGTGGACAGCATCGGAACGGTGACGGCTGTTTCGGGCTCTGAAGGCCCCAGCTTTTCAGAAACTCGTGGGGCTGCTGGCGGACCTCCGTTGATTCCGGTCGATGAGATTGAAATCGGCCAGGTCCGGTATGACTCTGACACCTCCGCCGCCGTGAAGCCTTCCGAGATCTTCCAGGTGGTGGGCGTTCATCAGGAGCGCTTCGATTTCCCGCTGTATGAAATCGACTACCGCAACGGCAATGTCGCCTTCAACTCGCCGCTGGCGTTGATCCACACCGGCAGCGTTTCGAAGAATGCCTATGCATCCTATGCAGAGCCCATCTTTGCGGACGTTCCCCGCGGTACGGATTACGTGCCTGCTGAAACCTCGCACTCCACAAGCTCGACTCAGATTTACGGCAGCACCATCGGTTCGACCAGCTCCACGTTGAACCAGGGCAGCTTCACCGCATTTCTGAATGACGGCATCAGTGACAGCCTTGTGCGCCTGAAAAACGAGTTCCTGTGGTTCAAGTTCTTCCCGCACAAGTTCCAGAGCAACTACCGTCTGGACCAGGGCAAGCTCGGCATTTCACGGACGTTCCCTGCTGGCGACGAGATTCAGGCTTCCTGCACAATCTCGCCCGAAGCTGACGGCGCCGATGTGGCCGCGTAATGCTGGACCTCAAAGCATTCCGCAAAGCGGAGTTCAAACAGCGTGAAATGGAAATTACGCTGGAAGCTCTGGCCGCTGCTGGGTTTGGCGACGGCAAGCTGAAGTTGCGCGGACTGACCGCGCATGAGCTTGCCGAAGCTGAGGAGTCAGCCGACAAAAGCAAGATGTTGATGGGCGTTGCCGAGAAGCTGGCCGGCGCATCCAAGGATAAGCTGGAAGGGCTGATGGATGGCCTGGGCTTGTCCGGGGATGTGCCTCAGACGCTGGCACGGAAGTTGTGCCACGTTCAGATGGGCGTCATGGAACCTGAAATGGATTTGGGCGACGTGAGCAAGCTGGCTGAAACCTTCCCGATTGAGTTCGGGCAGATCGCCAGCCACATCTACACCCTGACCGGAAAAGGGCAAATTGCCCAGGTAAAGCGAAAGCCCTCTGGAAAGACCCCGGCATCCAAGCAAGCCTAGCACTGGCCGAAAGAAGCGGGCAGATGCTTTTTCAGATCCGCCCAGATGTTTTTCCGGAGGGCTATCT